CCTCATGAATATCAGGCTTATGCCACTGAGTATATCCTCAATCATCCTATAGCAGCAGTGCTCTTAGATATGGGTTTAGGTAAAAGTGTCATAACTTTAACTGCCATCTTTGATTTAACACTGGACAGTTTTCTTGTTCGTAAGGTTCTGGTTATTGCACCGCTAAGAGTTGCCAGAGATACATGGCCTGCAGAGATTGAAAAGTGGGATCACTTAAAGGGTCTTAAATATACTTTAGCAGTTGGCTCTGAAGTAAAGAGAAAAACTGCCTTTATGGAAAGAGCACAAGTTTACATCATCAATCGAGAAAATGTAGAATGGCTCATTACAAGAAGTGGAATTCCTTTTGACTTTGATATGGTGGTAATTGATGAGCTGTCCTCTTTTAAATCGCATCAAGCCAAGAGATTTAAAAGTTTAATGAAAGTTAGGCCAAAGGTTAATAGGATAGTGGGACTTACTGGAACCCCATCCTCCAATGGATTGATGGATTTGTGGGCACAGTATCGCTTATTAGATATGGGACAGCGATTAGGTAGGTTTATTGGCAGATATCGAGAGGATTATTTTGTACCAGATAAGCGTAATCAACAAGTGATCTTTTCCTACAAGCCAAAACCGGGAGCGGAAGAAGCAATTTATAGGCTAATATCTGATATCACTATTAGCATGAAAGGGGCAGATTACCTGAAGCTGCCTGAGCTGGTTATAAACGAAGTAGATGTAAAGCTTTCTGAAAAAGAAATGAAAATCCTTGACATTATGAAGCGTGATTTAATTACAACGGTTAAAGGTGAGGAAATTACTGCAGCCAATGCAGCAGCTCTTTCGGGAAAACTACTGCAAATGGCCAACGGAGCAGTCTATGATGATCAAGGTACAGTACTTCATATACATGACCGTAAGCTGGATGCACTGGAAGACTTAATCGAAGCTGCTAATGGCAAGCCAGTTCTAATTGCTTATTGGTTTAAGCATGATTTGTCACGAATACAAAAGCGCTTTGAGGTTGAGGTGTTATCCACTAGCGATTCTATTAAGAGGTGGAATGATGGAGAAATCTCTATTGCAGCTATCCATCCAGCATCAGCAGGACATGGACTGAACTTGCAAGCTGGAGGTTCAACTCTTGTATGGTTTGGTCTAATTTGGAGCCTAGAGCTTTATCAGCAAACCAACGCCCGTCTTTGGCGGCAAGGACAAAAAGAAACGGTAGTGATTCATCACTTGATTTCCAAAGGCACCATTGATGAACGTGTAATGAAAGCCCTAAATGATAAAAACAATACTCAATCCGCACTGATAGATGCGGTTAAAGCCACACTAAAGGAGGTCTGATAAAATGAACATTGTCTGGCAATATTTAGATAAAAGAGCAGCGGCAATTAACGCTCTAAAAGACTATAGTAGCATGAAATACATCATAGAACATACCGATGAGGATATCGCAATCCTCAACGAAGAAATGAGTTCCCCGGCATCTTCAGTTATAAATGGCATGCCATCAACCCATGATCCAAAAGCTGGAGAGAAAAGGCTCATTGCCTGCATCAATGAAATTGATGTATTAAAAGAACGTTATCGTCAAGCACTGGAATACATGGATTGGTTTCAACCCGCATGGGATGCTTTAACAGAAGATGAGCAGTATGTGTTAAAGGAGTTTTATTTGGATGATGAACAAAAGCAGATTGATGCAGTGTATAACATTTGTGATCACTTTAATATTGAACGTTCTTCTGCATACAACAAAAAGAATCGAGCGCTTCAGCATCTTGCGCTACTACTCTATGGAAAGTAATGAGTAATATCATGGACGATTTTATTAGAAATCCATAATACAATGGTATTGTGAAAAATTGTAGAGAGCCTTCGTGGAAATACCGCGGGGGCTTTTTGCATGTCCAAAGGAGGTACGAAATGCCAAAGAAACCAAAACGACCATGTTCTTCTCCTGGTTGTCCTGAGCTGACAGATGGACGTTTTTGTCCGGAGCATGCCAAAAAGGAAGCTTCTCGTTATGAAAAATATCAGAGAGATCCTGAAACGAGGAAGCGTTACGGTCGTGCATGGAAAAGAATACGTGACCGTTACATTGCAGTCCATCCACTATGTGAAGAGTGTAAAAGACAAGGAAAGCTGACACCAGCAACTGAAGTGCATCATATCCTCCCCTTGGCACGAGGTGGGACACACGATGAAAGCAACCTAATGGCTCTTTGTACTCCTTGTCACTCAGCTATCACAGCAAGAGATGGAGACCGTTGGGGAACCCGGTAGGGGGAGTCATATCTCCACAGCTATTTAAATGTGCAACGGGCGTGGGGCTTCGTGCAAAAAGTCGCAGTTTCAAACGGGGTAATACCCCCTTAATAAGAAAAGAGGTGAGTTAATGGCCAAAGATGGTACAAATCGAGGTGGTGCCCGTATTGGATCTGGCCAGAAAAAGAAAGCACTTATAGATAAAATTGCTGAGGGAAATCCCGGAAAAAGAAAACTGGAAGTTATTGAATTTAAAAATACCGCAGAACTTCAAGGGCAGGAGATGCCACAGCCAAGGGCTATGCTTTCAGCAGTACAAAAGGATGGTAAAACCTTAGTAGCTAGCGAAATTTATGAGCTTACGTGGAAATGGCTTGAGGAGCGAGGGTGTGCACATCTAGTTCTACCACAGCTATTAGAAAGATATGCCATGAGTGCTGCTAGGTGGATACAGTGTGAGGAAGCAATAAGTGAGTTTGGTTTTCTTGCTAAGCATCCAACTACTGGCAACGCTATCCAAAGTCCATACGTTTCCATGAGCCATAATTTTATGAGTCAAACCAACAGACTCTGGATGGAAATATATCAGATTGTTCGTGAAAACTGTGCGACAGAGTATTCCGGTACAAATCCACAGGATGATGTGATGGAACGACTGTTGACTGCCCGTAGAGGTAAATAATAATAAGGAGATGTGAGATGAGTAAGAGATATTTAACAGCAGAAAGTGTATGTACAGGACATCCTGATAAACTGTGCGATATTATTGCTGATAATATTTTGGATGAATGCCTTAGAAGAGATAAAGCGTCACGCGTAGCGTGTGAGGTTATGGCTACTAAAGGGAAAATTATCGTGGCGGGCGAGATCTCCTGCAGCGAGAAAATTGATATCAGAAGCATTGTTAAGAATGTGCTAAAAGAACTAGGTTATAACCCTTTGAAATTTTTAATTTATGTATATGTACACAATCAGAGTTCTGATATTGCAGCTGGTGTGAATACTGCACTAGAAGCACGAAATGGTATAAACGAACAATATGGTTCCATCGGCGCTGGTGATCAAGGTGCTATGTATGGTTATGCCACAAAAGAAACCAGAGAAATGCTTCCCCTTCCCCTTGTCTTATCTCATCGAATTGTAAAGAGACTAGATGAGGCAAGGAAAGGTAAACTTATTAAAGGTATCCTTCCCGATGGAAAAGCACAGGTGACCATTGAGTATAATGATGATGTTCCAGTGAGAGTTAAGACCATTGTAGTGTCAGTTCAGCATGAAAAGAATAAAACTCAGGAAGAGCTAAAATCCGATATTTTAAATAATGTGTTATGGCAGTGTTTTGAGGATTTTCCTTTTGATGATGAAACAGAAATTCTTATCAATCCATCTGGCCAGTTTGTATTAGGTGGACCTGCTGCAGATACAGGTTTAACTGGAAGAAAGATCATGGTGGACACTTATGGTGGACTTGCATCACATGGTGGCGGAGCACTTTGTGGGAAAGATCCGACCAAAGTTGACCGAAGCGGAGCTTACATGGCTAGGTATATTGCTAAACATATTGTGTGGTGTGATTTGGCAGAGAAATGTGAAGTGGCTATTTCCTATGCCATTGGCAAGGCAAATCCTGTAGCTTTTTCTATAAATACTTTTGGAACAGGAACATTTTCTGATGAAGTTCTAACCATTGCTGCTCAAGAAGTATTTAATTTGAGGCCTGCAGCAATTATAGAAAAGTTGCGACTTAGAAACATTCATTACTCTGATACAGCAGTCTATGGTCACTTTAACAGTTGCCTCTTCCCTTGGGAGGATGTTAATAAATATAGCGAACTAAAAGAGGCGGTGGAAAAATATGCAGATTGAGAAAATTAAAACGAAACTGCTGATCCCTGCTGATTATAATCCTAGAAAGGATTTAAAACCGGGTGATCCAGAGTACGAAAAGTTAAAACGCTCACTTGAGGAGTTTGGCTATGTTGAACCAGTTATTTGGAATAGAACCACAGG